GCGCGGTGCGGGTGTAGTTCTCAAACAGGAATAAAGGATCGTCCGAGCAGGTACGGTTTCCCCAAAACTTAAAGCCGTCGTTACGAATAAGCGTGGTCACACCGGCCTGATTTAACAGGTTCGCGTCCGTTGCCTGCTCCTGCAAATCCCACGAAACCGAGGCGCTGACGCCGGTGACGCCATTGACCCCGACGTTTGACAGCGTTTTGTGCCAGCCGGTCTCCTGGTCGATTTTGGCGCGCAGGCCGAGCGCGCGGGCGGTCGCCCATGCAATATCGGTTTCGTTCGTCGTGGTGTTCCATGCCAGAAAATCAGGGTGAATAACCATCAGCTCGCGCTGGCTGAAATTCTCGCGGTAGGCCATCGCCTCGGAAATGGTTTTGCAGCCCCATGCGCTGATATAGCCAAACGCGCGCAGGCTCTGGCAGGTAGACGCGAGCGCGGTCGCTACCTCCTGAGAATCCAGCCCCGGCACGCCGAGGATGCGCGGCTTAACGCCGGTGACGGTTTTCGCCGTTAACAGCGCTTTCAGCCCGGTATATTTGCCGTTTTCGTCGGTCGTGCCGATGATGTTGGAAATGGTCTCATTCTTTGCCGCTTCCTCGTTTTCCGGGTCATCGACACCTTCGGCAACGCGCACCACCACAATGACCGGTTTGCACTGGTCAGCGATGGCCTGCAGGGATTTTGACAGCGTGCCCTCTTTACCGGCTTTACCGATGGCGCTTTGTACGCTGGTAATCAGCACCGGCTCATTGAGCGGGAATGTTGTCTCGTCAGCATCGCTGGCCGTGCAGACCATGCCGATGATGGCCGTCGAGACCGTGGAAATGGTGCGCGTGCCATCGTTAATCTCAATGACCTCGACGCCGTGGTGATAGTCGCCCATCCGTTAAACTCCGTGGTGAAGTGGAGCCACTATTTTCCGTTGTGAGCGGTGCGGGTGCGATTCAATGCCGTTGGCGTGGGGATAACACAACAAACAAAAAAGCCCTCCGGGTGGAGGGCTCAGTTCAGGCAGGTAATTCAGGCCATTCTATCGAGGGGGCTGCGCTGATATCGAGGCGGTTTAACATCACCCGGTAATGCATCCAGAGGGTAAGCGCGGCTTTTTCATCGTCGGTGGCAATCCCGAGCTTGTCGGCATCCTCCAGCGGGGCAATTGCGGCGCTCGCCGCTACCATCAGCGCCGCTCTGGTTGCCTCCGCCTGACTGATGAGCTCCGCCTGCGTCGGCTCCGGCGGGTTAGCCAGCACCGGCTGACCATATTCATTCGGTACGATCACCTTTCCTGCAGACTGCTTATCAAGAAGATAATTAAACCAGCGGTCAGAAATCTCTGTTAAATCATCAGGCCAGTTTCCCGCCTGCTGATATTCCGCTTTCATAAAATCAGGAAAAAAGCCCTGTTTTGACGCACTGTAAAAAATAGCCATATTAAATCCCCTCCGCAGTCCATGTGAGTGCAACCGCGCCGCCGCCTGCAATCTGCAGATTAAAGCCCGTCGTGTCCTCGTTGTAATAAGCCAGCGCCGTTCCTGCGCCACTGCTTGCGACCGCATTCAGGTGGATGCTGTAGCACTTTGAAGCGAACGCAAACGGAAACGTAATGCGCGCGCCGCCATTTGTAGTCCCGACCTTGCCGGTCATTCTGATGACGTTAGTGTCGCCATTTTTCGTCCAGAGAATATTACCGCTTACCTTGTAGGAGTCCGGTTTCCCGTAACTGCCTTTAGGCTGGAATGTCGCATCGGCAAGGGTTTTGGTGTAATAGCGCCCGTCAAAGTTGCCATAATTAGACGGGACTACCTGACCGGTTACGCTAAAGTATTTGCCATTAGTGCATATGATGGAGATCGAACCGTCTGCATTCAGTACCAGTGAATTGTTACCACCCTTGTAATTATTAAGCACAACGTTATTGTTAGAACTCGACCCCCGGCCAAAGTAGGCAATATCGGTATTATCTGCATCTCTGATAAGGTAATAAACGCCGTTCGCCTGTGTATCGGGTTTTATTGTAAGACCGCTACCATTTTGCTGAACAATTACCGGGCCTGTAAGTGTTCCCCCTGAGACGGGTAACGCCCCTGTGTCTCCTGCAGTTGGCTTGTAAGCCGTGGTATAGAGCTGAGACCATGTGATGGTCTTTGTGCTCGTATTGAGCATGCCGATATATGCCTGACTGCTGCTGCGAAGCGTCACCCAATACTGATTTGTATAAATGCTGTCAACGTCGACCGAAAACCGCGTATTCCCGGAGTTAGCAGGCATTCCTTCCGTTGCAGAAGTACCAGCTCCGGCACCAAGAGCGGCATATTTTGCCGTGCATGTAATATCAAAAATTGATTTTAATGCCGCCAGACCGGTAACAGTTCCCCATCCATAATTGCCAACCGTCAACACCCGCCCTGCAATTGTGTCATAGTTTGATGTCGTAATATCTTTCCCCGCAGCGGTTCCGAGGGTCTTTTTCACTTCCACCACCGCGTCACTGACGGCTTTGACCGCTTTCGGTGTCGCTGCGAGCACCTCAGACGTGCTGTCGGTTTCGCTGCTGAGCTGGACGATACCCTTTCGCGCCGTGGTGGCGTCCTGAGCCGTATATTTCCCGTCAGCAATGTCACGCACTGCCTTAATCGCTTTCGGCGTCGCTGCGACGCTCTCAGACGTGCTGTCGGTTGCGCTGCTGAGCTGGACGATACCCTTTTGCGCCGTGGTGGCGTCCTGAGCCGTGTATTTTCCCTTCGCAAGGTCATACGCCGCCTTAACTGCTTTCGGCGTCGCTGCGAGCGCCTCAGACGTGCTGTCGGTCGCGCTGCTTAACTGAGTGAACCCCTTTTCTGTGAGCGAGGCGTCAGGATGGCGGCGGGACTCCTCATGCTCTGCGAGCCTGTCGTCGACGTAGTCCTGCGTTGCCATCACCATTGAGGTGTCAATCGTCAGCTCGACCGACGCGATATCGCTCACCATGATGACCATGCGCACGGTCTGCGCGCGGCCTGAGCCCTCCGCCAGCGCTGGCTTATAGCTTTCCGCCATATTGCCGACGGCTATCAACGTGCCGGTGTCGTCATAAAGCCCCATTTCGCGCATCCAGAAACCGCCGCGCTCAGGTGGGATGAGCAGCTCCGCCACCACGTAATTTTTATTTTTAGCGTCCTGGCTGATTTTATTCAGGGAATAGCGCCAGACCTCATTGATGAGTTTCGTCTGATTCGGATCCGGAGTCGGCAGCGTGCCGCCGCCATCCCCGATGGCCATCGCCGTAAAATTCACCTTTTTCCCGTTCGGGACGGTCGCTGCGGCCAGCTTAATCGCACCGGCTTTGGTGATGACCGTTTTATATTTCACTGTCATTGTGCTCTCACTTATCCGGGGTAAACCGTGATGATGTCGCCGTCATAGCTCAGGGCTCCGGTGTAGAGATAGCCGGGAATGTCCTGAATAATATTGAGGCCGATAAGATGGCGGCTGGCTGGCTTTGCATCGGCAATAAGCCGCTCCATTTCGTAATACATTTCCTCGGTGATGCCGGTCTCAAGCACGCCGATATCAAGGCGAAACGTGCCGGGCGGGTCGTTGGTCTCCCACCACTCCGAGACGTTTATCAGGTAGCCGAGCGGCTCCACCACGCGGCGCACCGCTCCGATCGTTCCCTTGTGCTCGTGAATGAACCTCGCCGCGCGGATCACATCCCGCTTTGTTTCCTCCGGCCAGCTCTCATCCCAGCGGTCGACGGAAAACGCCCACGCCAGCCACGGCAGCAGATTTGCCGGGCAGTCGTCAGCGCTCCAGAGTCGGCGCAGGGGAACGGGTGTATTTTCGATGTCAGCACAGGCGCGCGCCGCCGCCACCTCAAGCGGTGACGAGCCGACCGGCAGCAGGCGGGTATTATTCATCGTTACCCCCGACGGTGACGCTGTACTCGCTGCACCATGAAGCCTGAGTGTCATCGAGCACGATATCGGCCACCGGCTCCGCCAGCTCGACGCGCTGCACGCCCTCGACGTGAAGCGCGGCATAGATGGCAGATTTTCGGATGTCACGCCCGAGCCGGTGCTGTGCGGTGATATACGCCTGCAGCTTTGCTTTTGCCGCACTGAGCACCGGCTCGCTTTCGGGGCCAGGATAAAGGTAAATCGAGGCGGTGATTTTATAGTCAACTATAGTCGCAGACTGCACGGTCACGCGGTCAGCGACCGGCCTCACGTCCTCGCCATTCAGGGCGTTGCGCACGATGGCGAGCAGCTCGTCGGACGCCACGCCGTTATCCTCACGAGACAGCACCGAGACCGTCACGCACGCGGGCTCTGGACTGATAACGGAAATATCCGCGACCCGCCCGTCGGCGCTGCGGCCATGAAACTGATATGCGCCGGTTGAGCCTGCGGTGCTCAGCCCCTCCGGGGCTTGCTGGATGCGCAGACGGTAGTCGGTGTCTGACTCCATCACGGCAGGCGTCGGCGGTAACGTGGTGTCATCTGCAGGCGTAATGACGAGACGCCCGACGCCGGAGTTTGCCCCGAGCTGGTCGAGGTCTGCGCCGTTGGCATAGGCCAGCATGACCGCACGCGCAGACTCATTGACGCGCTGTCGCCAGATAACTTCCCGATAGGCGTTTTCCTGCAGCACCTTCACAATCGGCTCAGATTCGAGCGTCAGCGTGCGCGCGATAGCGTCCTGCTGCTCTTCGGGGTAGAGCGAGACGAGCGTCGCCTTTCGTTCGCTCAGGATGGTTTCATAGTCCAGCACTTCCACGACATCGGGCGCGGCGAGCTGGCTCAGGTCAACAATTGCCATAATGTTTAACTCAGTGGAATGGTGAGGGAAAACGGCTGATTCAGCGTCGAGCGCGTGCCGGTGATATCGACATACAGCCCGCCATCGGTGTCCGACCGTTCAAAGGTGATGGTCGTCAGGCTGACGCGCGGCTCCCACTTCTGGATCGCGGAATAGCACGCGGCCATAATCTGCAGGCGCAGCGCCGGTGTCTGAGGCTGGTCAATCAGCGCCGACAGAAGCGAGCCGTATTCACGGCGCATGACGCGCGAGCCAACCGGCGTGACCAGAATGTCGCGCACGCTTTGCCGGATATGTTCGGCCTCAGAGATACTGAGCCCGGTCTGGCTGTTCATACCGAGATAACGCGTCGTCATTTCGTCCCCACCGTTCTGTCGTCGCCACGTTTTACGCCGCCGTGGTCGTGGTCATCCGCCTGCACGCCGTTGGAGATAAACTTCCCGTCGGAGTGGGTGATATTTCCTTTAATAGTCCCGCCCTTCTGCACTTCGAGCGAGCCGGTTATCAGCTTGTTGGTACACACCACCTCCGGCGAGTCGAACGTGATGCGGGTTTCAGCTTTGACCAGCACCACCGGCACGGTGGCGGTTATGGAGTCGGACGCGGTGACGTCGGCGGTTTTGATGCCTGACACGGTGAGCGAGCCGCTTTCGGGCTCGTACTCGATAACCGCGCCATCAGGAAAGGCAACGTGAAGCGCATCGGGTGAGGCCGAGGGTGCGGGATGGTCATCCGAGAAAATGCCGGGCAGCACAAAGGCAGTGTCGAGCTCGCCGCCGATAGCCAGTAAGAGCACCTGCTCACCGACCGAGGGAGCCCACCACACCCGCGAGCGACCGGCGCGACAGGTGAGCCAGTTAAGCCAGGTGGTTTGCATCCCGCCGGTCTGGACACGACAAAGCCCCTCGTCGGGGTCGACGTCGGTCACGATGCCGGTGCGGATGAGGTTGCGGATCGCGCGTGCGATGTCCTGCAGAGAATTTAAATTATTCATGTGGGAAGGATGCCGCCGGGCAAGGCCAGCGGCAATTGAGGCGGGTTTTGTGAGGGGTGAGACAACAATCAGCGGCTGAGGTGTTTGATTACCAGCGTCCCGACAAGCTGTTTATCTGCCTGACTGAATCCGAGCAGCTGGCGCTCCGCGTACTGCACATCCTGAGCGTGTGCGTTTGGCCTGTCTTTAAGCCCGTACTGGTGAACGCGCGCGATGCGCTGCACCTTGCCGGTAAATTCCACCACCGCGCTGTTTTCGCGGCCACTTGCTTTCATGTACCGGCTGGAGCGCAGCTTCTGAAACATCGCTCTTTTTATTCGCCCGGTCTTTGCCCTGAGCAGCTGGCGTTTTCGCCTCTTATAAGTGAACCTTAGGTCAATTTAGAGGCATTATGATACGAATAAGACCAACTAAGATTGAACTTGATTAGATACTGCCTCCCCTTTTTACATCCTTCTACCTTATTAGCAATCAGTCCTTAGGGGTTATGACAACCACTGAATTACCAAGATACATACTTTCTGCATCCGCCCTATCAAACTTCATTATTCCCGCAAGCAAATCAATATCTACTTCCGTGCAGCGTTTCAATGTTTGACTAAAAATCTCAGATTTATTCTCATATGTTTTAAGGAAAATATAGTTTGTTATGTATTTCTTTCTTATCAGCTCTGATGCTTTTTCAGGAAAGTTAATCAAAAAATCATTTGTTGTGATCAAAAGATCATCTACTAAAGTGATGAACTTCTCTGTTAAATCGACATATTTCATGAGCAGGCTTTCATCTACCAATGGGAACACATCGGCTAGCTTTATTTTGCCTTTAGCATCAGCCTCAACAATCAAGGGAGACAACTTTTTTTTCACTTCTTCATCAAGCTGATTCCTGATAGCTAACAATTCAATAAATTGATTGTAATTACCATACGTCGCAACGTATGACGAAATATTCATCCAAGGTTGCTTTTCAACATCCAGTTTATTTGCATACAATAACTGAACCAACTCATTAGATTCAAAAGTTACAGACTCAATCCTTCCCGGAATCACTGGAATATTTAGAGCGCGCTGCAAAGGGTGTACACCCAAGGAACGACAATAATTACTTTTAATAGCAATAAGATTTGCCTGCATACTTTGCATTTGAAGTATTATTTTATTTAACACATCAACTTTTGCACGTTCATTCTTAGATGCATCCTGATATTGATAACCTCGAATAGCAATAAAATACGCGGTTACAGCAGAAAGCATAACCACAAACACAGGCATGACATAATCTTTAAAAATATTAGCCTGGTTTGCCTCACTCAAGACATGTTTTAAATCATTTAAAGCGATCACTATTGAATAAGGGTCGAATGATTTCATTATGTTATCCTTTTTAACACTATCTCTAGCTTGACTACGAACCAGTGTAAATGTTCTTAACCTTTGAGATAAGCAAAAAGTTATGAGCCTCCCTTCAGGTGCTTAATAATTATTGTATCGATTAGACGCCAATCTATCTTTCTAAATCCAAGTAGCTGCCGTTCTGCATACTGCACTTCCCGAGCGTGCACGTTTGGACGGTCTTTGAGGCCGTACTGATGGACACGCGCGATGCGCTGCACCTTGCCGGTAAATTCCACCACCGCGCTGTTTTCACGGCCACTGGCTTTCATGTACCGGTTAGTGCGCAGTTTTTGAAACATCGCCCTTTTAATTCTCCCGCTTTTGGCTCTCAGCGGCTGACGCTTACGCGCCTGATACGGTGAGCCGTCCGGGGCTTTTTGCTGCTTGATTCGCTGCTGCTGCGCCGCTCGCAGTTGCTTCGCTATTTCCCCGGCCAGCAGTCGGCGCCCTGCAGGGGACAGGGCAGCAAGCAGCCCGGCGAGCTGGTCGTCAAAGGGTTTAAAGTCACTCATCCCACTTGCTCACCAGCTCGCCGTTGATATAGAGCTCTTTCGGACGGGTGACGGGCTCAGGCAGCGGCGGCTCAGGGGCATAGCTCACGTGTAGCGCACCGTTTTCCTCCTTGATGATGGTTCGCTCGGTGAGCTGCAGGCTGATGCTGATATCGACATTCTCCCCGTCGTTCAAATCCATCTGGAAACGGTAGCCCTTTTTGCGCCCCTCATCGAGCGTGCAGATATCCGGCTGGTTTTCCCTGAGCCACGCCGCCACCGGCACGAAAATCAAATCGGGGTCGCCGACAAAATCACACACGATCACATTCAGGGTGTAAATCTTCTCGTGGGACAGCGAGGCCGCGAGCCGCGCGTCGATATTCCCCTCATCAGCAAATATGCGCATCATTTCGGGGTTAGTTTTTAACTGCGGGACGGCGTCAGTTAATGCCTTGCGCAGGCTGTGAGCTTTCTTCATCGAGTTTATCCTGACAGTCTTTGACGGTTTCGACCTGCAGCGCGCAGGCTGCGAGCGCGTGCTCAAGCCTGCGAATATCTGCGCTCAGGTCGCCATTAGTGACCGGATCGCTTTCCGGCATCGGGCAATAGCTCACCTTCGGGCAGGCGCTGTAAACAATGACCGGCGGAGGCGCAACCGGCGCGGGCGTGCAGCCTGCGCACAACATCAGGCAAACGAGCGCCATACCACTGGCGCAGCTCTTCATTTTCATTTAACAGCCTCGTAATGGTCTCTTCGCGCCGCACGGCCATCGCACCGGCGGCAATCAGTTCACCGCGTAAACTGACCTGCGCGGTTTCATTTCGCCTGGCAATTCCCTGCGAAACGGAAAGCTGATTTTTCAGCATCCCGATCACGTTTTTTTGTTCACCGGCGACCCTGTTCGCCCGTTCAAAAGAGCGCGTCAGGTTGCCGTTCTCGTGACGTTGCCAGAGCACAATCGCCAGCAGCGCGGCCAGTAAAAACAGCATCACTTTCATGGTATCCCCTTAATGCAATAAGCCCGTTCACGCGCGCGGCGGTTTTCCAGCCCTTTGTTGATAGTGCCATTCACATACACCCAGCGGGGGAGCTGGTCGCATACCTGCCACCACTGATGGCGTTTTATATACGACACCATTGTCGACCGGCAGGCCGCGCCGGTGCCTACGTTGAATGAGAAGCTGACCAGCGCGTCATAAATGTGCTGCGGCATGTCCACCGGCACGCATACGGCCAGACGCTTCTCGACGTTCAGCACATCCGCGACGAGGTTCGCCGCCGCCTGACGCTCGGTGACTTCCCCCTTCGGGACGACGCCTGCAGTGTGGCCGATGCCTGACGTCCACACTCCCGCGCTGCACTGGTAAGGCGTCAGGCGACAACCTTCGAGATCGGCAATCAGCGCCAGCCCCTCGGGCGAGGTGTTAAGCAGACGAAAGTCAGGCATCAGCGCCGCCAGCGCCAGCACTGCGGCCACACTGCAACGTTTAACGATTGATTTCACGAATAGCCCCCTTGTCGAGTCCGAGCGACGTCAGATAGAGATACGTCTTGCGCTTAAACCAGTAGTTGGTCAGCGCGGTAAAAATGGCGCATCCGCCGCCCACGTATAGCGCCAGCTTTTCGGGCGATATTGCCCCGACATACGCCAGCGCGACGGCCAGCCAGTAGGCGATAAACGTGGTAATTTTTTCCATGCTCAGTCCCATAGATTCACCGTTTCGGTTCTGGCCGCGCTGTCGGCCTCGGGCAGTTCAAGCACCGTGCCGTGTGGCAGGATAACGCCCAGCTCAGACAGGCCGGGATTCGCCTCCAGGACGGTTTCGATCACGCCCTCGGTGCGCCCGTAATACCGGGCGCAAATCGCGTCGAGGGTGTCGCCCTGCAGCGCATACGCTTTCATCAGATATGCCCCACAATGCAGCGCGCTTTGTCCTGGATACGCGCAACTGACCAGCGCATGTCCCGCCACATTTCATCGATAGTGCTGTCGATACTGTCGGCCTTTTTATCGCCTTTGGCGGTCGCATCCACGCCGCGAAAACGCTCATATAGCGTGGCGGTCGTCATCGAGCACACGGCGTTAAAGTAGTGGAATACGCGCACACTCTCGCCGTCGAGCTCGTCGGTCGGGACATCAGCCAGCGTGGCATAACCGGCATCGAGCTGACGCTCGCGCCACTCGCCCAGCTCCGCGTTAGTCTCCGCGATGGCGGTTTTAATCGCCCGGCGCAGGCGCGCAGGGGAAACGGTCTGCTCAAGGCGCATTTCCTCACGCACGCGCTTCGGATCAACATCAGGGTAAAACGGGGTGTTTTTGATTACCGGCTCGCTCACGCCCGGCGGCGGTATCACCACGCCCGGCACGTCCTGCGGCTCTTTGTTCTGCTCAATAATCAGCGTCGTCATGACAACCTCGGGTAATGGGTGGGCGGTGGACGCCGGTCGCAGTCAGGGCAATAAATACCCGCATTGACCGGCGTGCCGCCCGGCTCGGGGAGCGCTCGGTTAACCTGCGGCTTTTGCCGCCTTTGGTGGACGCCCGCGCCGTGCCGCCGGTTTGGCGGCAGGTTTGCGCGTGCGCGGTTTAGTCGTTTTGGTTTTCGGGGCAGGCTCAGGTTTTGGCCTGAGCTGGCGCTCTAGCTGCTCGATATCCTTTTTCACCCCGATAGTGCTTTCTAACTGGATCGCTCGCTGCAGGTGCGCCAGTGCCTCGGGCAGTTGCTTCGCATCACGCAGCGCGTAGCCGGTGATTTTGTGCAGCTTCGCGCGCACGATATCGGGCATATCCGCGCGCTCGGTTAGCGCGAGGGTGTCAAGCAGGTTCGTCAGTTCGACCGGTTGTTTTGCAGTGAGCAGGCGCTGCGCGGCCAGTGCCACCTCTTCGGCAAGGAGGCACGGCGTCGGACGCCGACCGACCGGCATCGTCAGGCCGTAGGCCATCGCATAACGGGCAATTTCCAGCGCCCCGGCGATATCGTCAGCATCGAGACGCCAGAGCATGACGGTCATGACGATGTCATCCTGCGCCCCTTTACCGTTTGCGAGGACGCCAGCCACCCACGGCAGATAGAACGGCAGCAGCTCGCGCTTTTTCGCGGCTTTTCGCTCTTTTGAGCTGATTTGTTTTAGCGTGCGATTGTCTGCGGCCAGCTTAACCAGCATCTGCTCGTAGGCAGTTGCATTGCGCAGCGGCTTAGCAGCCCGCTGCGCTGTTTCAGAGGCCGAGACCCGCATCATGTGACGTGCTGCGGGACTCTTCATGGCTTACTCTCCGCTTTCCGGTGCTGCAGGGGCGGTGAAGTCACCGAGCGTGATGTTTTCAATCAGGCAACCGGCGGCGTAAGCCTCGACCACGTAGTCGATATTCATTGACTCGTAGTTTTCGATGCGGTCTTTTTTCGGCTCTTCGATGATGGCGCGGCGGTGCGCATCATCCATGAAGTAGATAGACAGGTTATCGAGGCGCGTCACCATAAGGGCATTCGCCGGGAAGTAAGGCACGCGCACGGCTGGCAGGTTGCCGATTCGCTTCTGGCTGATGATGATATCAGCGGCGAGCGATTCGGTGTTTGCCTGCTCCTGATTAACGATAGGGAAATACTTATCCGCCATCAGCTTGCGCCCGGTGATAACAACCAGCTCCGGGTCATCCTGATAAATCTCGTCAATCAGGTTGCCGGTCGCATCCATGACCAGCGCGTCGAGGTTCGCATAGTCGCCGTTTTTACCCACGCGGATCACGTCGGAAATGACCGCCCCTTCCTCGTCGGTAATTTTGGACATCACGCGCGCTGGCGCTTCATCGCGATACTTCTGCAGCCAGCCGATCGCCACGTCCTGCAGCATCGGGTTTTCTGCACGATTTGACGTCGCTGCGCGATGAGTACCGTTAAAACCGGCCATGATGAAATCCAGCGACTGACGCTTGATAATCGCGTCGCGGATACGGGTCTGGAAGTCCTGGAATCGCGCCCACAGGTCGAGCTGCTTGTAGCGAATATGGAAATCAAAGTTAATCTGCGCGCACTCGTATTTGTTGGACTCCAGCGCGGTGAAATCGGCGGTCTTACGCTCATCATCACCGGCGGTGTCGGCGGTGCTCGCAATCGTGCCGTTAACCCCAACGCCGACCTTTTCGCCCTTCAGCTCGTCGACCGGCACGATGTTGATTTTGGTCAGAAACGCGGATGACATCTGCAGGGTGTTCATCAGGGTTTGCGTGACCGACGGCTCGACGGTGAATTTTTTCGCCACGTCATCGGTGGAAACGCCGTTCAGCTCCGCGACGCGGGACAGGTAGGCATTGAATTTAAAGCGGGTCTCTTTACGCATGGTTATTCCTGTTCGGGTAATAGGTATCAGGCCGGGCAGCGCGCACGGCGGTTATCAGCAGTTCGTCAGCAGCTCGTCGCCCGTACCGCCTTTTGAAAGCTCGCGGCGCGGCTGGCGCTGGCTTTCGGTGTTGTCGAGGGAGCTTTTGAGGGAGGTAAATGCCTGCGCGTTTTCTTCGCTCACCTGCTTGAGCTGCGCAAGCTCGGTCTCAAGCTCGGTGACGCGCTGGTCGGTGGCGGTGAGGTTGGTTTGCACAAGTTCAGTGACGGTGGTCACAGCCTCATGCACGTCCGCGAGACGCGCGTCATCGCTGGCCTGCTTACGGCTGAAAATGGCCCTGACCTTGTCGGTCAGGCTGTTGAGCATGGTGTCGGGCACGTCCTCAAATTCCAGCTCAGCCAGTGAAGCAACAGAGAAAAGGTCGTCAGGCTGGTCTTTTTTACCGGCGAGCGGGTTCTGTCTGGCGCGGCTGCAGAATTCGAGATATTCGGTGCCGAGGCTTGCCGGATCGTCGGTGACAGCAAGGCCAACGAGGTAACATTTACCGCTGTTGGCAAAGTTCGGGCGGATTTCCATTGAGGTGTAAACCTTCTGACCGGCTTTCACCATGCTGACAAGTTCATCGAGCGGTGCGATTTTGCCAAACAGCGCTTTTTTGCCGTTCAGTGCAGAGTCATCGCTGATGATTTCGGCTTTCACTTCGGTCACGTCGCCATAACGTTTGAGCACGCTGTCGGGCAGGATGCCGCGCAGGTGTTCGAGGTTAATGCGACAGCCATAAACGCGCGGGTCGAACGTGTCGGCCATATCCTGAATATCATCGCCACTGATGACACGGCCATCGCAGGTGTCACCCTCGACGCCGATGCGAAACCATTTAGAAATTTTCTTTGCCATTGTTCAGATGTCCTGATGTTGGGTTTTCGGGTCGGGGTTAGTTTCCCGACTCAGCCCCGCATCAGCCACCGGTTACAGAAGTGCAACCCCTGACACAACAGGGGCTTAGCGATAATGCCCGCCTATTTCCTTAGCCTTGCCTCGTGACACCAAAACGAGGCAAACATGACCATTTCAACTGACCTTTCACTGTTAAATGACCCGCGACGACAGGCGCGTCTGTTGTTTTGGCAGGGATTTTCTGTACCGCAAATCTCAGACACGTTGAAGATAAAGCGCCCGACCGTGCAGAGCTGGAAGCAGCGTGATGGATGGGAAGAAACCGCGCCGATTCACCGTGTCGAATCGACGTTAGAGGCGCGACTCATCCAGCTTTACGCAAAGCCAGACCTGACGCCGCATGATTTTAAAGTCGGTGATTTTCTGTCGCGCCAGCTTGAGCGCCTCGCACGCGTGAACCGCTACGGCCAGACCGGAAACGAGGTGGATTTAAATCCCAACATTGCGAGCCGCAACAAAGGGGATCGCAAAAAGCCGAAAAGGAATTTCTTTAGTGATGACGCGATTGAAAAGCTGGAAGAGATTTTCCTCGACCAGTCCTTTGAGTATCAGCTCAACTGGCATAAGGCAGGGTTAGAGCACCGCATCCGCCACATTCTAAAATCGCGCCAGATAGGCGCAACGTTCTACTTTGCTCGCGAGGCGCTACTGCGCGCCCTCAAAACCGGGCAAAACCAGATTTTTTTGTCAGCCAGTAAAACGCAGGCGTATGTGTTCCGAAAATACATCATCGCCTTTGCACGTCTGGTCGACGTCGACCTGTCAGGCGACCCGATTGTCATCGGCAATAACGGCGCTGAGCTGATTTTTCTCGGAACAAATTCCAACACCGCGCAGAGCCACAACGGCGACCTGTATGTCGATGAAATTTTCTGGATACCCAATTTCCAGAAGTTGCGCAAAGTGGCCTCGGGCATGGCCTCACAGTCACACCTGCGCACAACTTATTTTTCGACCCCATCCACGCTGGCGCATGGTGCTTATCCGTTCTGGTCAGGCGAGCTGTTTAATCGTGGCCGCAGTAACCGCGACGAACGTGTCGACATCGATATCACTCACAAAGCGCTTGCCGGTGGCGTACTTTGCCCGGACGGCCAGTGGCGGCAGATTGTCACCATTGAGGACGCGCTCGCCGGTGGCTGCACTCTCTTTAACCTCGACCAGCTTAAACAGGAAAACAGCGCGGATGACTTCCGTAACCTGTTTATGTGCGAGTTTGTCGACGATAAGGCGTCGGTATTCCCGTTCGAGGAGCTGCAGCGCTGCATGGTCGATGCGATGGAAGAATGGGAGGACTTCGAACCGTTCGCAGACCGTCCGTTTAACTGGCGACCAGTCTGGATTGGCTATGACCCGTCACACACCGGCGACAGCGCAGGCTGTGCGGTACTGGCTCCGCCACTGGTTGCCGGTGGCAAGTTCCGCATCCTCGAGCGTCATCAGTGGAAAGGCATGGACTTTGCCGCGCAGGCCGAGGCCATCCGGGCACTGACAGAGAAATACACCGTCGACTATATCGGCATCGATGCGACCGGCATCGGCCAGGGTGTTTACCAGCTCGTGCGCTCATTCTTCCCGGCCGCGCGCGCCATCCGCTACACGCCGGAAATGAAAACCGCAATGGTGCTCAAGGCAAAAGACACGATTCGCCGTGGGTGTCTGGAATATGACGCCGGTGCAACCGACATCACTCAGTCATTTATGGCTATCCGCAAAACCATGACCAGCAGTGGCCGCAGCGCCACCTATGAAGCCAGCCGCAGTGAAGAGGCCAGCCATGCGGACATCGCGTGGGCGACCATGCACGCCCTGTTAAACGAGCCGCTTTCCGCCGGTAGCGGTATGCAATCAGCCTCAATTCTGGATATTAACTAAGATGAAAAAACGCCATATGAAAACCACAACCATGACCGCCAGTGCGCCGCAAAAAATGGAGGCGTTCACCTTTGGTGAGCCCTCCCCCGTTCTGGATCGCCGAGATATTCTCGACTATGTCGAATGCATCAATAACGGGAAATGGTACGAGCCGCCGGTCAACTTCTCCGGGCTGGCGAAAAGCCTGCGCGCCGCCGTACACCACAGCTCCCCGATTTACGTTAAGCGTAACATCCTGACCAGCACATATATCCCGCATCCGTTGCTTTCACGTCAGGATTTTAGCCGCCTTGTGCTCGATTATCTGGTATTCGCCAACGGCTACCTTGAAAAGCGCATGAGTGTGACCGGCCAGCTCTTAAAGCTGGAAACTTCCCCGGCCAAATATACCCGCCGTGGTGTCGAGGATGATGTTTACTGGTACGTGTCGAGCTTCACGCACCCGCACCAGTTCGCCCCCGGCTCGGTGTTCCATTTGCTTGAGCCCGATATCAATCAGGAGCTCTACGGGATGCCGGAATACCTGAGTGCGCTCAATTCTGCCTGGCTGAATGAATCCGCTACGCTGTTTCGTCGCAAGTATTATCAGAACGGCGCGCACGCGGGTTACATCATGTACGTGACCGACGCGGCGCAAAGCAGTACCGACGTCGAGGCGCTGCGCTCCGCGATGCGCGACTCGAAAGGACTCGGGAATTTCAAAAACCTGTTTTTCTACGCCCCGAACGGAAAACCGGACGGCATTAAGATCGTGCCGTTGAGTGAAGTCGCCACAAAGGATGATTTTTTCAACATCAAGAAGGTGAGCGCCGCTGACCTGCTCGATGCGCACCGCGTGCCGTTCCAGCTCATGGGGGGTAAGCCTGAAAATATCGGCTCGATGGGGGATATCGAGAAGGTGGCGCGGGTGTTTGTGCGTAACGAGCTGACGCCGCTACAGGAACGTTTCAAAGAAATAAACGATTGGTTAGGAATGGAGGTGATCCGCTTTAAGGATTACAGCATAGAGACTGACTAAACCCCGCCAAAATGCCGCCTCCGGGCGGCACTTTCACAGAGCGCACCAGACGCCGCACACGCCCCGTACTCCCTCGCACACCTCGTCGCCCGACCCGAAAGCACAGCGCACCACCACGACGCGCACAGAGGCGCAAAATAAATGCTGTCACCACGTCTGGCGCGCAGTGCTATCCCCGCCTCGCCTGCGCGCTTGGTGTGTCCGATTAAATGCAAGTGCGTTACTACTAATCATGCATTAAGCACAAGGGTTAAAAGTCTGATGGCTTAACGAGATAAAAGATGCGTTTGCATGCAATAAAATGCACAAAACATTGCTCCGTATAGAAAAAATGACCACCCGAAAAATGTAAAAAAAACCTTTACAAACAAGTAGCTGAACCTCCATCATGGAAGAGGAGAAATGCATAGTAAAAACGAATAAGGATATGCAAATGCTGACGAAGTTTTCTGGTGCAAACTACAAAGCCTTTAGGGATTTTTCCTTTGACATCAAACCATTAACAGTTTTACTTGGTGCGAACAGTTGTGGCAAAAGTTCCCTTATCAATTCTTTGCTAATGTTTTCACAAACGGTTGAGACAATTAACATTTCAGAATCTGCCCTTCGACTTAATGGAAATAAAGTTGGAATGGGGGAATCGTTGAATGTCATTCGCGAAAAAAACCCAAAAAACATTCTTAAGTTTTCATTTGAATTCTCAGACTCAGAAGCGACTCGCCGAGAAATATTCAATGCTAAAAGAGAGTTCATGGAATTTATTTTCCTATGCACTCGAATTTTAGGCCAATACTTTAGACATAATAAAGAGAATAATGAAGAAACAATAAAACTTTCCAATGAAATTGAATCAAATTATATGTATCGCGACAGTTATAATGCAATACAACTAAAACATATATCATCAAACTTTTGTGATCTTTTAAATAGATTTCGAGCCTCCCCTCTTGATGAAAACAAAAAATTAAAGTTTCATCATGACAAACTTATTTCTTTTTTTAAAGAAGTATCAATTGAAAAAATTGAAAACAGCCTCAATCATCTTGCTTCACTTGGTGCTAAAAAACTTTCCCCTGCAAAGGTTGAATACCAATTTCATTACAATGCAAAAGAAGATAAACTAAAAATCCTTGAGTGTACTTTCTTTAACTCTTTGGGTGAAAAATCTATTAACATTGGTTTTGCTAAAGGCAAATTCATTTTAAAATCAGATGTTATAAAACGTAGCGCATTGAGTAAATCTCGAGATGAGATATCCACGCTTGTAAACTTTGACTCTCTTGGTTTAGTCGGGGAAGAAACTAGTGTTAATTTTATTGACAGATACACTAAAACATTTGATCCGTTCGCTACCTTATTTTGTAAGTTATTGACGCCATTGACCAGAAAAATCGTATCCGAGTTTTCTGATACAAAAATCAATCACGTAAGTCCCTTGAGAGCGTTTCCGCAACGTTATTATTTACTGGACAAGTCTATACAACATTCACATTTGAATGCACTAGAGGGCACTGAGCTTGCTGAGATACTTAAAAAGAATCCAGATATAAAAAACAAAATCAACCTGTTGCTAGCAAAGTTCAACCTCGCCGTGGACGTAGTAAAAGTCAATGACATTATTCACAAAATCAATATTACCCAAGACTCTATTGATTTAGAATTAACAGATGTCGGCTTTGGTATTTCACAGGCCTTACCAATTCTAGTTCAAGCATATTTATCCCCTAAAAAATCCATTACAATCATTGAGCAACCAGAAATACACTTACATCCTAAAATGCAAGCTTGGCTTACGGATGCATTGATTAATATAGCGTTAAAAGAAGAGAAAAGATTTGTTATAGAGACTCATAGCGATGCTCTCATAAGAAGGATCAGACTCCGAATTGTCGATGATAAATCCGCATTACAACCTAATGATGTACTTCTGTGTAATTTAGAGCGAAATTCTGCAGATAGTTCCACCTCTTTAAAAATAATACCGATCACTGAAGATGGTGATATAACCTGGCCTGCAGATTTTTTAGATGTCGAAATCAACGACACAATTCGAATTCAACAACTTAAAGTTGAAAAGTACTTGAAAAATAAGGGAATGCATTGATATGTATTATTCACACTGCATAAGCCCTGAGTTTCTTGGAATGCATATAAAGGATCATGATACATTCATGAGTATCTTTATGGGCTTTTTCATGAATTCCAAAAATCAAATCGTTCTAGATGAAGGTGGGATTATTGAAAATGAATATCTTGCAAAAATAAAAGATGACCCTTTGGCTTGTTCGCTTTATCTCGTTTGGGAGAAATGTCTAAAATCTGAGGGTAATCAGGGAAAGCTCTTACTTGCAAAGCCTAAAACTTGTTCTAGTATTTATGATTATGTAGTGGCATCTATTTCCTGTGCTATCACTACGAATAATAAAACAATTCTTACACTCGATAACAATTTATATGCATCCTCTATATCAAGCATCCAAAGACAGCGCATTCATCTTTTAGGTTTATGTCACTTACAATCTGATAGCAATCAACATATGGTGGGTAAAAAAATGTCCTTTTCAAAACTAGATTATGATATCGCATGGTCATTGGAAAGAATTGTTAGATTACATCGCCGAGGGGATACAGAAGATGATATTAACGACTTGCTACGTGAATATCTTTTAGCAAAAGATTATGAAGTTAAAGACCAAACGAGGGAAGGAAAATCAACCAGTGGAAAAAGCGCAGGCGAACTAGATATAATCATAGAGGATAATAAAAGTTTATTTTCTATAATCGAAGCAATGCGTTTAGAGCAAACGAATAAAGGCTATATTCTTACACACTATAAAAAACTATTAGATAATTATAACCCTCTTAATTTAAA